CGAATCCTTGGAAATCTTGAGAAGCACCATCTAAGGTAACTGTTCCAGTTCCAGTTGAGGTGCTTGTTTCTTTAACTCTATCGTCAATGACAAGAGCCATGCACCCTCCTTAACTTATTCTTAATATTGCGTTTGTTGAATCGAACGTTGGAAACTGAATTGTAAAAGTTCCCGCAGTTGCAGTTTTGTCTCCACCAAAGTCAAGAACAGCTACAGCTTTATCTCCTTCAGTTGAATTATAAATCAAAGCTCCTCTAGCTGTAAGTGTTACTCCAGTGAATGATAATTCTGCAAAATCAACAATTGCAACTCCAGTATCTAATGAAGTTGTTTGTCCAGTTAATGTTCCTCCACCTGAAACGTACTGACCAGTATTCCCAACTTCTCCACCTGTAGTGAAAGATGTTGTTGCAGCTGATAAGTTTGCTGAACTGTCGTATAATGCTAGTTTGAAAGTATCTCCAGCTGATTCTAAATCGTGAATACCTTCAAGTATTTCTTTTTTAAATGAATTTGCTACTGCTTGTGCTATTGCCATAATTTTTCTCCTTATAAAATTGTATTCGGTGACGGAGAAGGAACTTTAATCCTAGGAACTCCATCATCGTATTCAGCTCTTCTACGTCTACCCATTTGTTGTAACGCAAAAGCTTCTATTGAACTATCATACCTCTTTTTATACAAGTTGTACATATCCATAGGGCCTTTCAAGTAACTAAAAGCTTCAACAAGAACTCCGTGCAAAAGCATTGCTTCTTGATAAGTAGCAAGAAATGTATTGTTTGTACTTGTAAAATGAGGAGGTGTAATAATATAATTAAGTTGCACCGCATAAGCTTGATCAGGCACAGGGGCAACTACAATGTTATTCTCATCCCAATTAGCGTAGTATTTTGGTTGTCCAGTTGATCCAGATCCATTGAATTCTGAAATAAAACTTGTATCTCTTTTTTCCATAAAAGTACGATTTGAAGTCAAATTTGAGTCTGCAAAAACTTGCAAAGATCGTATTACTAGAAAATCACTTGGCATAACCAAAAATCTTTTGTTAGCATTAAAATTTGATGTAGAATATTTTCTTGTATCATCATAATCTACTTTGCCTGCTATATCTAATTCTGTATTTCTTATAAATTGATCAATAAGTGTATCTGATAATACATTTGAATCTACTTCTGTGTAGCTTCTTACTTGTGTTAAAAAATTAGAATAAGTTATTGCCATTATGATATCACTACTGTTATGTTACCTAAATTTACTGTTGCTTCTCTTTTTCTATTTTCAGTTGAACCATCTAAAGGTTGCATACCGTTAGATTCAAAAGCAAAATCACCAGGTAAAGTTAAATCTACAGTTGCTCTTCCTCCACCCCCTGATTTTAATGAAAATGATTGTGGTCTTGCGTTTCTTAAACCTTGAGCATCTGCACCAGGATTTCTTGGATCTAATTGTGGATGTTTAGGTTCAAATTCCGATATATGAACAAATGCACCTGTCCATTCTTTTACCATTTCTTTATAAGGAAATGCTTGTCCAGATCTATCTGAAATAGCTTGTGCGTATCTTCCTGTTGCTTGTTTACCCATTAAACTCCATCTCCATAAAATGTTTGTGGTGAAATATAAACTGAAGCTCTTTGACCATCTTCATTTAAAGCTCTTTGTAATTCATCTTCATATACTAATCTTAAACTAGAAGTTGCTTGTGGATTTTTTAGAAAAGAAATGTAATAAGCAAGTCCAGAAATCATACAAGGTATAAATCTATAAGCAACGTCTGCTTGATTTGTATAAGCACCTGCATCTTCAATTCTGTTAATTGTGTAATATTTTAAATGCGTATAGGTACTCGCATCAGGGGCCACGTATAAATTAATTACTGGTGTTGTTTGTCTATCTACAAAATATTGAGAAGGTTGTCCTTGAGAACCTTTATTTGGTAGCGCAGCATAAGCAGATCTATCTATTTTTGTTAAAGATATATCATTTGTTGAAGATGTAGTTCCTGAAGTAGTTGAAATATAAGCTTCTAAAACATCAGATACACTCGTTGGTACTGTATAAGAAATTGTACCAGCAACTAATGCTTGTGTTTGAAGTTCAACTTTCCAAAGATGAACGCCACGATTACCCCATTCTGAAAATAAAATATTTAAATTTCTTCTTGCTCTTTTAAGATCATAGCCAGACATTCCGTTGATTCCGCATCTATTATATGCTTCCTCAACTATCTCATCTATATTTAAATCGAATGCTGTTGTTCCTGAAGTAGCCATGCATAACCTTTATTACATTAAATCTTTGTAGTAATCCATTGTCTTACCTGGTGTTAAATTTTCGTCTTGTAATCCCATACCAGATGTTCTAGCTGCTCCATAACCTCTTTTCATTTCACCGCCCATGTTTTTCTTTAATGGTTTCATAGGGCCTCTTTCAGGTGCTTGTAATTTTGGTTTTGGTCTTTTACCCATAACTCCTGATTTTTTTAATTTGTCTAAAGCTACACCTAATTTACTTTTTGTTTCTCCCATTTTTCCAGTATCAGCACCACCGCCTTTAGAATATTTCATCATGCCACCACCCATTTTTTTAGCCATCATACCACCTTCTTTTCTTGTGGCTCTTCTTAACATTGCTAATGGACTTAAAAATTCTGCACCTTTTGCACCTTTATCTTTTGCTTTTTTCATCATAAGCATACCAAGGTTTGCTTTTTTAGGTTTCATATTTTTTTCAATGGCCATTCCTCTTTTTTTCTCATAACCAGATAATTTTCCATCTTTATCTAAGTCTGCTTTTTTTGGATTTTTTAACATTTCTCCTCCTAATGCTTTTTTATTTTTTCTTTTAATTAGTTCTTTAATACCTGGATAATCTTTTGCTTTACCTTTGTAAAAAACTCCTTTAGGCATTAATTGAATTATTTTTGGTTTTTTTGGTTTATTGCTCATTCCACCAGTGCTTTTTTTAGACATTCTTCTTTCGTCATATCTACGAGCAGCTTCAGATTCAGCACCTCTTGGAGTTTCATAATATTTTTTCTGTTTCTCCATATCTTTAGCACTTTTTTCAATCGCTCCCCCATCTCTTTTTTTCTTAGGTTTGATTGGTTTTGGTTTTAAAGGTTTACCACCTCTACCTGTAGGTTTTACTACAACCATGGTGAATGTATATTTTTTCTTGCTCATAGGTCTATCATACCCCCATAGTATTTCTTTGTAAACGTACTCACGTTTGTTGGTTTACCACCAACACCTTGTGCTTTACTTCTCTTTCTTGCAACAGCAGAACGCCTTTGCGATTCTGTCATTCGGGCGGCTTTTGCAGCAGGCACGCATTTGGGGTATTTTCTTTTTGATCCACTTGCAGATTTTCTTCCACATTCTTTAAATCCTCCACCCTTCTTTTTTGAACCAATATCTACCCATTTTTCTGAGAACCATTTTTTTAAACCTGTTTTAGCCATTAAAGTAAATCTTTGTAATATGCTTCATACGACTTATTTGAAACTGGTTCTCCTGCTAAATCTGATTTGATATGAGATCCTATATAACCACCACTCGCTGCAGAAATCAAAACAGGTTTTCTATTTATTTGGCCTCTTGGACGATCGTAGGTAACACCTGCATTTGGATCTTTAATTTTATTTTTTTTTCTTTGTTGCATTCTACTTTTTTGTAAACGTCCTAATGCTGAACGTGAACCTGCAGTCATACCACCTTCTTTTTTTCCAGCTGGTTTAGGACCTTTGAAATCTTTTCTTCTTAGACCTGATGGGTCTTTTGCTTTGCCCGCACAAATTTTACTAGCGTATGCGTTCGCATATGCACTGGGATATACCTTAAATTTTCTTTTAGCGGCCGCTTTGCCTCTAGGACATAACTTTGTCATTTAGCTTCTTTCTGTTATATAACTTTTTAGATTGTATCACTTTAGATCTATATTTTCTAGACCTTACGGCTTTTGCGTATGGATTCTTTACCTTTTTTTGCAATTTGAGCTACCTTATTTTTTCCCATTACTTTAGCACGTTGTTCCATAACTGTTAATATTTGTATTTTTCTAGCAAAAGGTTTAGATATATTTTTAACTTTTTTTAATGTATTTCTTGCATCTTTTTCAGTTGCAAATTTAATACTTACTGTATCTTTAGGGTTTTCGTCTGTATAAAGTCTTCTGCCCGATCCCTTTGGTTTTTTTCCCGTGCCTAATTTTGGATCTTTTCTTTTCATCTCTTGCACCTCTTAGTTTACCTTGTATTTGTTGTGTCATTTGTGATCTGCCGATTGTCATACTAAGTCTTTTGCTTTTCCTATAATTGGTTTATATTTTGTTTTACCTTCTGATTTGTATGCATGCAAGAACTGTTTTCTAGGTTGATCAGTAGTATAGCTGCAATGTATCCATCCACTGTTCGGCTCACCAGGAGTGTAGAACTCCAATATCAATTGATCATAATCTAGGTTCTTGTTAATCCAGTCAGCTAATTCAGCATTATCTACACCAATACATTCGAAATCTGCCGCTTCTGCACGGGCATGTTGGCTGTTGACTGAGCTGCCTATTTTTATACACAGCTGTTCGCTACGAAATCCGCTAGTCACCTTGACCCTGCCGAAGTGATCTCTAACGGGTTGCAAAATATTTTCACACAATGCTTTTAATTTTTCAATCTGTCCTGAGTTAGGATTGTTATTGATATCTAACCTGATTGCAGTGTCTGATTTAATTAATTCTTGTAAGCTAAAATTACGTGTTAATTCCATGATTACTCCAATATTAATTTTTTTATTGATTTTGATCCATCGATATTTGACTCTAATTCAGCCTTAGACTTTATGCAAGAATAAACAACACCTTCTGAGTATTGTCTTTCTGCTTGACGCTTACCACGTAAACATTGTGCCATGCCTTCAGTTTGTATTCTATGTTCCTTTATTTCGTTATTAACAATCATCAAAAGAGCTACTACAGTTTCAATCATTTTGGATAACCTCCGCCATTTCCGTTATATTTCATATCTCTGTTAGCATCTTTCAACGCTTCAATATCTACCAATACCTTGTCCATTTGCTTTCTTAAAAACTCGATGTTCACTTTATTTAAAGCCATTGATTCAATATGTTTGCTTAACTTGTCTGTAGTTTTATAAAGATCTTCGATCATCATGAACTGCTCAGAATCAGCGGGCAATGAACCTAGTTGTCCACGTGGCCATTTAATTCTAAAATCTGTATTCTCTGTTAGATCTTTCTCCATCAACTCTAGTCTTGTGCTGTGTTGATTTAGACGCTCCACCATATTGAAATAACCCATGGTGCCGAGTGCTACAATAATTATCAAACTGGCAACCGTCTTCATTGGCATCTGCACGGCTGCCTCCTCCGAGGTGTTGAGTGGTTTATTACTCATTTTTTCTTTTTCCTTTTAAAGAATATATTATCTATCCTTTCACAGACTTTGTCTAGTGCACCAAAAAAGCTATATATCCATTTATCAATCATAATATTTAATCTCAATATTATTACAAACGTAACAACT